TCTTCATATAATTCAGTATGCATACTAATAAAACTATTTACCATAGCAATTGCATCATGGCCTGTATATACTCTGTTAGTTAAATCATCTAACAAGTCAAATATAGTATCATGTATGTAATTTGGGTCACATAAGTCGCTTTTTTTCTTACATGTCTTACTAGTAACGTTGTACTGTTTGTAAGGGTTGTAAGTGTACTCAAGTACCTTTTGTATGAAGTCTGATTGTTTTTTTAGTATTTCTACTTTGTCTAAGCTACTGGATGTAGCTCGCATTTGATTGACAAATTGTTGTAATTCTTCCATATTGATCGCATTTATATTATACGTCAAGATACGAAGAGTATTTTGCTTCTCCAAGTTTTTTTGTGGAAGTTTTTAAAGTGTTTTTAATGCTTTTATAACATTTTCTTCTATAGCTTCAATTGGTTCTTTATCTAAAGCTTGTTTTAAATTTCGTTTTTGCCAATCATAAGAAACCTCATCTTCATTTATAGGACCACCTGCTGCCCATGTATTACAACTACGAGCTGAATGACATTTAAAATGATGCATCCAACAATATCCTAATTTACCATGTTCATCTTCAACTGGTTCAGATGTTTTACCTGGTATACATGCTAACATTCTTTTAGAAATGTCAAATGCAACACAATTTGCACATTTAGATTTTTTAGCTGCTTCAACGTCTGTGTCCCATTTTTTAGCTATTTTTTCCCAATAATCTCCTGGTTCTTCTACATTTAAAGGACCATATTTAATAAAGTCAGCTTGAATTGCTCTGTCTCTGTTTGCTGTATTTAAAGATAAATCTTGAGTTGAAGCAGGACACTGTTTAGATGTCTTTTCTGTTTGTTCTTTAATTATGTATTTTAATTGAGATTTTTTCATTTGTTTATTTTTTAAAAACTTTGGGTTTGGGAAGTTGGGGATGATGGGCCTATTTTACCGGTGTCCCATTTTTTTCTACATTTTTTCATACATTTTGAATGAGATTTCCATCCATCAGGACACTTACCATTAAGATCAAATTGTTGTTTCTTACAGCTAGCAACTCCTCTTCCGTTTGATCTTACAAATCCAAAACATTTATAACATGCTTTATCTGGTCTAGCCAGTGGATCAGATGATGGTTCTAATTCTAAGTCTTCTATTTCTCTCATCATTTTGTCATTATCTCTTGACATTGGGTCATTTGATCTTCTATCTCTTGATTTGAGTTTGTCTGTTGATGGTTTTACTTCTTTTCCTCTACCTGGATTACATGCAGGACTATTAGGATTAACTACATTATCACACACCTCATTGGATCCAAATTGATTACATTGTGCAGGTGTAACACAAAAACATCCTCCTGAATATATAGAATGGGAGGCACCGTCCGCAAATTGACACCAAATATGGTTGCTAGATGAGCAAGAAGTACCCTCAGTGCCTGGATTGCAATTTTGGATTTCATTTAATGGTTGTTTTTCTCCCATCATTTCCTTAATGGATTCTCTAATTATTTTTCTTAATTTAGATTTTTTTATTTCTTTAATTTTTCTTGAAAGATACTTTTCTTTATCAATGTTTTTTTCTCTATCAATATCAGTTTTTAAATCAGTACGATCAATTTCTAAATCATAATCAGGCATAAATTCTATTGGATCATCATCTGGTGTACCCCCTGGGACTACTGATCCCCAAGCTGGATTACTATCCCAACAACCATGACTAGCATTCCCATAATTAAGATTATTACATGTTTTTCCATTACATAAAGGGTGTAATGGATTACCATAACTCCCCATAGAATTACCACAACAACCTCCTTGAGGTACAGTTTGGCCTAATGAATCATAACAATATAAACCTGTACGTTGACTTTGATTTGTTCCTACATAACATGGACATTGTGGCATAATTGTATTTTTTTATTATATTATATCTTTACTTTCTATTAATGTATAACTAAATGAGTTACCATGTATTTCTCTTGCTGTTTGACATATATCTAAAAATGTATGCCAATCATCATTGTCAGCAATTACTTGACACCCAGCTGACCATTTGTCTATTCTTGTAGATTTGCCTCCTTTTTTACCTGTTGCTCTATGAATATTAATTCCAAATAAACCTGTGTCTGTTTTAGATTCGTCTAAATCATAATTACCATCACGATTGTTGTCTCTGTAAACTGTGACTTCTTTCTTTTGGCCTAAAGCTAAATATTTACCTTGATGTAATCTAAGTTTATGTGAACCTCTATATTGGTTTGGTTTTAATATAGCAACACCTTTTTCATTTAATATGTTTTCAACCCAATGTGAACCTGGGTCTGTAGTACATGGAATACAATGAAATTGCCACTCACCTTCTATTTTATAAGATACAGTAATACAGTCGTCAAATGCATTTGTTACTCTACCTTTTGTTTTTGAATTTCTAACTCCTACAATATTAACATCGTATCCTTTGTTATTATTGTCTTCAAACCACTTATATCCTTTTTCCTTAACAGCTGTTTCAATCTGTTCTCTTGTGTAACATGTTTTCATTTATAATTCAATTTTATCTTGATCTGCTTGATCTATTTCTAAAGAATCCCAATCTACATCTTGTATTTCACCTGAATTTTCATAATTAAATCCTACTGAAACGTCTACCATAAAAATCCATTGTTTATTATCAGACATTGCCATAAATACCATATCTTTACCTTCATTACCATGATCATCTATTACATCTTCTTCTTCAAAATCTACATTATGTGATTCTTCTCCCCAACTAATAGTAACATCATCTACTGGACCTGTAGCGTGTCCATATTTAATTTTTACTTTTGTTCTTTGTCCATTTATAAGAACTTCTGTGTTAAATTCACCTGATTGAGTATTCATTGGGCTAGAAGTTCCAGGACTTGGATTATTCATTAAATATTCCTCTTCTGGAGTCATATCTCTATTCATTCTATTTAAACCTTTATTTTGTTCTTGTATTCCTCCTTGATTTTTCATTTGCATTATAACTTGAGCTACAATTTGGGCAATAAAATTAGGATCATTAAGCTGGTTAGGTGTTAATTGTGGTTGAACCATATTAGGTCTATTCATAGGCATAGGTGGTCTATTCATAGGCATATTCATATGGGGTGCTGTTGGGGGTGCTACAGGACCACACCCTTCTGCTACTTTATTAAAATATTTAGCTATTTCTTTTAATTTTTTCATTATTGCATTAATCTTTTTAATTCTTTTTTAATTGTTTTTTTTATTTCTTCATTCATAGGAGAATCCATTGTAATACCCCTCATAGATGTTTCTTCTTCATAATCTTCAATTAATTCTTGAATATCTAAAGTAAACATTTCCCATTTTTCCTTATCATCATTGTATTGTTTTTTCTGCCAAGATTCTAATGTTCTTTTTAATTTATCAATAATACCTTGAGCTTCTTCAAGATTTGAATTATCTTCTGGACTTTCTTGTTCATTTAATATATCTACTAGTTTCATAATATTTCTTTCTGTTAATTGACTATCTGCCCCAATAGTTGATATTCCATTAGATTTTAATAGTATTACTATATTTTTAAAATCATATTCGTCTACATCAGGGAATTTAAACAAGTAAAAATCTTCATCTTGTTTTTCAGCTTCATAATCTATTGGTACAGAAGATTCATGTCCCAAAACTTGGGTACATCTTCTATATTGACTAATTGGTATTCCGAGGGCATACATTACTTTTATTTGATTATAAATATAAAAAAGGATTGGCTCCTCACACCAATCCTTAATTATTACTGAACACAACCTATTTATTTAACGAGGAATAATTAACTATTATTTTTTAATACCATACTTACTTTTTAACCAAAGTCTTTCATGAAAATAATATAATACAAATTTAGTTACTAATTCTAATGCTCCTATTTTTAAACCTACTGTTGCGTCTCCCGTAATAACCCACCCTAAAAACATTGTGTCTAATGTTCCTACTATTCTCCAACTAAGGGTTTTTAAAATACTTCTAGTTTTAGATGCTATCATATTATATTTTCCAAAAAACCTGTATACAAACTAATCCTGTTGCTATAATTAAACTTGTTAATGTTTTAAGATTAATTCCTTCATTAAAAAAATAACTTACCATTATAGCATAAATTACCATTCCAACTCCAAAACCTATAAATCGTCCAGGCCATAATAAGCCCCCAAATGCTTCTACAACATATTTAGTACCCCACATGTAAAAGAAAGATAATATAACTCCTGCTGCTGCTACTGCCCATTCATATTTAACAAACGATTTATATAAAAATTGTCCATTTAATTGAAAGAATGTTAGAATATGAGCTATTAAAAATGCTCCCATTCCTATAAGTAAGGGGATTATTTTTATATCACTCAAAATCTTTTGCCATTTTTTTCATGACTTTATCGTCACTAAATTTGTTACTATTTCTATTTACAACGTGGTATGATTTAATTGCTACCTCCGTTTTAAGCCAAGCTTCTACCACTGAATTTGAATGTGGTTTCATTGTAACTTTATTTAAAGCTGCATTAAAACCATACAAATCATCTTCGCCATCAAAATTATAAGTATTCATTGTTTGACCTATTTGTAAATTATTTATGTCACGACCATTTGCTGTTGCAACATAATACTGACCATTAGGATCTATTACAGTGTGGGCACCAGGATATTTTTTGATGATTTTCTTTTTAGCTTTTTCAAAGCGTTCTTTTGATATATTATCTACATTCATATTATACTCCATATTGGGCATTAGGTCCTTCAATATCATGATTAATTTCTTCTATAGTTAATTTAAATAACTCTTCTTGGTCATTGTATAACTGTTGTTTTTGTTCATCAGTTAAACTATTCCACCATGCATCGTATTCTGCTTGTGTTTCTTCTTGTGTAATTTCACTCATAATTTTTCCCTTTTTTGATTATGGTTCAATGTACGAAAGCTATTTTAAATAACCAAGTTTTTTATATAGAGCTTATATATTCTTCGCCATCTTCTTTTTCGTCCCATAGTCCGAGACCTTTAAGATGTTCAATGTGTGATTCGTCCATTTCCCAATCTGGTTCTGGATCGTTGTTAAATTTATTTTTTTGGTTGTGATCTTCCATTTGTTTAAGTTGGTTATCACTCCATACGTTACCAACATTTAAGAAATAACAGTTATAACATAATAGTTCTAGATTTTCTAATTTCCAATTTTTTGCATTACCATCTTTAAAATTTAATATTAATGGTACTTTATAATCAATTACTCTACGTTCATTAAACCCACAACTATTACATTCTTCTGCGATTAAAGATTCATGTATTAGTCTTTCTTTTATTTCTTGTGGTTTGTAATTTGAAATGTCTACTCTTCCTTCCAAGATATCCATGATGGGAGCCAAACTTTTTTTTTTGTATAGATGTTTTGAAATACCTCTACCTTGTCTGTTTAAATGTGCTTCAAATAGTGTTTTACCTTCACTATTTTTATATAGTTTAGCGTATTGCTTATAATGGGGGTATGAGCAACCTAAAAAACGAGCCGCTGCCATGTTTGACTTTGTGTGCTTCATAGCACGTACAATGTCAGTTTTACTTAGTATTTTTTTTCTCATGTTCTTGAACTAAATCCCAAATGTCTTCAGGGGTTTCAGATGGTATAACTTCTTCAGTATCTTTATTAGTTAAGAGTAAAATTTCACCTGTAGGAAGGATTTTATCATATAACCACCAATTTATTATGTTTTGTTGTTCTGGAGTAAAGTGTAATTTTATTAGATTTTCTATAGCAGTATAAAAAGGATCATCATAATCCATCATGTTAATCCTATAATCATGTTTCATACCCATAGTTCTATCATTTGCAAATTGCAAATCTCTAAGCATATTACAAAATAAGTCTTTTTTATAAGATATTTTTGATGGTAATTTTTCTTTTAGGCTACTTTTAGCACCTAAAATATCATCAATGTAAGATTTTATTTTATTAACCTTATCTTTTTTTGACATAACCTTTTCATTTTTTATAAATTAAGAGTTGTTCCGTCAGGTAATTCAAAATCAATTTCCATACCCTCAAGTTGTAGGTTTTCTGTAACATTTTGGTTAGCTAACCCTCCGGCCGCATTATTTATATATACGAGTTTTAATACTAAGTTAGCTTGCCACATAGGATTATCACCATCACAAGCCCCTTGGTTGCCATGGTTCATAAGTGGTATAAGTTTATTAGCAATTTGACCATAAAAACTTTGCATTTGGGAGAAATCCATATTTTGTACTTTATCAACAAAATTTCGGTTTATATTTCCATCACCTACTCCAGGATTAGGTAGTGCACCTATAAGTGTAGCACCTGCTTGTTGAGCATTTGGGGTGTCACGGGTACATGAACCATAAGAACTAAAGGTACTAATATTTTGTTCTTTTATCAATTCTTTGATTGATTCTCTGATTATTTTTCTTATTTTAAATTTTTTCATTATATTTTTTCTATTAGACGTTAGGGTGCTGTGGACAAGAGTTTTGATACATGTTTCTGCCTATAACAGCTATTTTTAACATTAAATAAGCTTGATGCATTGGATTTTCACCATTACACATTTGTTGATTTGGTTTTGATTGTTTAGAACGTAATTTACCAATAACAGTTTGACGTAATTGGGATTTCTTTTCACAATTCATATTTTCTAACTTATTCATAAAAGTTTGATTTATAGTACCAATACCTACTGGGTTGTTAAGGGACGGCCCATAAATATGTTGATTCCAAAAACTCATTGCTTGTTGAGATTTAGGTGAGTCACACCCATTATCACAAGAATTAGAGGAGAGACTATTTATAACACATGGGTTCATTTGCTCATTCATTATGTCTTTAATTGATTCTCTAATTATATGTTTTAATTCAGATTTTTTCACTATATTTTTTTTATTAAATTTTTTATTTTTGAGCATTCTTCATACTCTTCTTTTTCAATATAATAATTCATAGCATTTTCTAAACCTCCTCTCCATTCATCTTTAGGTACACTTAATATTATGTCTGTGTGTTTTATTTCAGCTACATTAACCGATTCTAAATTATCCTTTATACCTTCAGCTATATTTGATACTAATGTTTTCATCATTAGTGGTTTTTTAGCTTTTGCTTCAAAATCTTCAAGTGATATGATTGGAATTTTTCTAGTCATTTTAACAACATCTACCTTTACTACTATTTCCACAACATGCAGGATAACGTACTTCCCAATATTGTGCTCGGTCCTGATATCCTAGATTTAAATAATGTGTCCATTCACAACAACCCCCTCTAAACCAACAACAAAATGGTCCTTCATTTAATCTATTTCCTTTTGATGAATCTTGACCTTTAGTTAATTGTTTTACTATTTTTCCATTACTATTACTAATTTGTCGAATAATATTTTGATATAATTCATGATTTTGGTCTACATTAATAGTTTTTCCCCCATCAGCTGGTGTGATTTTGAAATTTGTAATATCACCATCATGATCTTGGCCTTCTCTTTCACAAACTATGTTTGCTGTTGCCTCATTCATCATATAGTCTAAAGATGGTTCCATATCCATTGATCTCATTGTTTTTTCTCCACCTGAACATCCTTGTCCTTCACATTCTCCCTTAGTAGGACAATATCCTGGCCGTCCAGTACCATAGGTTATGGCTGTGCTTGTATGATGACATTTTGATTTACTAAACCAACCGCCTGCATCTCTACATTCGTAACAATGATAAACCCCATTTGGACGATCTGCTGATGGAGTATCCATAGTTGGTTCATCAAGTATATTTTTAAAAGTTTCTCTCACCATGTTTCTTGCAGCTAGTTTTGGTAATTGTCTGCCTTTAGTAGGTTTTCTTGTACCTGAATCAAAATCCCTACTTGGTGTTAAATCATCTGCAGATAAAGGGCCTCCTCCTTGTGCTACATTTAGTACATTAGGTACACATTCCCAAGCGTCAGCGGCTTGACTATATCCCATTGTTCCTGCAACTGCTGGGTCTTCTCTCCAATTGATACAATTCCTACCTATTTTCCTACAACCTGGATGGGATGTTGCGTTTTGTCCAGCTCCATTACAATAATAAGATTCATTAAGAGGTCCTTTAAGATTTAATGTATTATCAATTCCTTTTCCTCCCCCTGTGTTTGATCCTGGTGTATGTTTCCATGCTGCTGTTTGGCCTTTACCTTTGCACTCACAACCATTCTTTGTGTTTGTCCATACTAATGTACCATATCTTGGATCATTAGTATGTCTTGAACATAATTGACCAAGTCGTTTCTTTTTACACCATTTTCTTTCAGATAACATTTCTTCTTCTACAAAAAAAGTTTCTTTAATGATTCTTTTTATTTCTTTTTTTAAATTTTCTTTTTTTGACATTTTATATTATATTATGTTTAACTAAATATTCTAAATATTTTTTACCTTTAGGAATATTATTATCATCTAAAGTACGAAGAATATTTTGTCCTGCATTTATAAAACCATAAAAATCTTCTTTTATTATTGTTTTTGATATTTCATTTAATTCTTTAACTTTTAAAGCTTCTTTAAGAAGTTGTTCACTTATCATTTCATCTACATCATCTTTTGCTGGTGGTGTAGGTGGTGTAGGTGGTTTTGGGGGTATTGGAAGTGTAGGTTTTGTAGAAGCATTAGGAACAGGAGCTGGTACTTTAGGAGCTTCTACTTTTTTACCTGTTAAAGATTTTACTATTAAATTTTTTAATTGAGATAATGGAATAAAAAAACCAATTACTTCTGCTCTTGGTACGTCTGTATCCTTACTTACTTGGATATCATATTGAGCCATAGCTGTGTTTAGTTTTTCTTGTAATGCAACTTCTAATTTACTTTTTACATCTGATGCTAACATTCCACCTTTAGGTTCAAATTGAATTTTAATACCTAACTTAGTTGGATTTTTATTTACACCTGTACGTAAATTAAATTTAGTATCATCTGCTGTTACTTCAGCTTCTTTAATGTTACCAGATTCGTTAAGTTCTTCTTTAATTAACTGTTTTATATCTTTCCACCTCATATTATATTCCTTTTTTAGCAAAAAATACTTTAGCTGCAGCTTGTGCTTCAGTGCTACCTTCTAAGAAATGTAATACCATTTCTTTAGAAAAATCTTCCATGTCCTGATCAGACATACCTCTGTATTGTTGTCTTAGTTTTTCTATTGTTCTAGATGCTAATTCTGCTCCTGGAGATCTATCGTCATCATCATCCATAAATGGATTTGTATCACCTATGTCTCTAGATGCTACTTGATCTTCAAATTCATCATCTGACATACCCATTTGTTGAGCGAGTCTTTGATCAAAATTTTGTTCGTTAATTTTAGCTTGCCAATCGTGTATATTAAATTTTTTCATAATTTTTATATTGCTGCTACAAATATTTCCATGTCTACATTATAAACTGAACCAGATGTTGATCCCGCGTATTCTGCTGCTGATCCAGATGCTTTAGCAACTACAGAAGTTAAATCTCCTAAACCTGCATACCCACCAGCTGTTATATCTATATTACTTGCTGCTGCATCCATAGTATTTGTTACTCCAGATCCTGAAGCTCCAGAATAAATAAAAGATAATCCTTCACCTATTTTAGTAACAAAAGAATCACTATTTTCATTTTTAAGAGTTAACATAATAGGATGAACAGAACTTAAATTTGTAAATCTCATATATCTAACATCTTCTTCTTTATATACTTGAGTTACTCCTGATCCTGATAAAGCTATAATTTCTGTTCCACCTGTATTTACTCTTATAGTTCTTTTATCTACATGATTTATACCCTCTAAAGTAAAACGATTATAAGCATCATACTTATTATTGTTATTTAAGGTTACTGTTTCACGAATTTCAACTTTTAATTTAGGTGCCATATTTTATTTTTTTGCAAATTTTTCAACTCCAGCTATACCAAAACAACCTAATACAACCCAAGTAAATGAGTCGTATATGGTTTCATTAATAACTAAATCTTTACCTAAATAACCAGTAGTTAAATCTAATAAAGCAAAAGCTACCATAACTAAAAACGCAATAAACCCAACTACGTTTTTTTCATTCCATTCATTGTCGTCTTTAAATATTCCCCACATGCCTTTAATTTTATTATACATATGTAAAAATTCTACGAGGTGAATAATTTTTTCTTTCCTCCTTCATAAACATAAGCATGGCCTTCAGATATTAAAGTATCATTAATATTATATTGTTTGCCTTCACTATCTTCAATAAAAATTTCACCTAAAACTCTACCATATTTTCCAACTCCATAAGATTTTAATCTAAAATATCCTGATTTAGAACTAATTTCCATTAATAATTCTTTATTTCTAGCTTTTGCTTCTAAACCTTTAGCTTTTTCAGCTAAATCTCTTGTTCTAGATTCCCAAGTGTCGATTCCTTTATATCTGATTCTTTTTTTAACCCATATATCAAATCCAACATCTATAAGAGCATCAATAGTATCTCCATCAACTACTCTTTCTAATTTTCCTCTGTAAATGTATTTATCCATATTATTCTCTATTATAATCGTCTTCTATTCTTACTATATCGTCTTCACCAAAATAATCCCCATGCTGTACCTCAATAAATATTAAATCTTTATCTTCTCTATTTTCAACTCTATGTTTAGTACCTTGAGGTATTTTTATTGTTTTACCATAATCATACCAATTAACTTCATCATCTAAGGTTATAGTAGCTATACCTGCTACTACTGTCCATGCTTCACTTCTTTTATAATGATATTGATAACTTAATCTTCCACCAGGTTTAACTGTTATTCTTTTTACTTTACAATAATCACTGTCTACTAGTATTTCAAATTTACCCCATGGGCGTTCTTCTATGTAATTCATATTTTTGTTTTTTCTATCCATTTAGGTAAATTACCTGTTGGTTCCCAATCTAAATCTAATCTTATTTTAGCGTTTTCAGCTACTGAATCTTTAGGTTCAATTCTTTTTTCACCATATTTTTTATCTCCTCCAAACATGTTAGCTATTTCATTTACTGTGTATGCTTGACCTGTGCCTACATTAAACACATCTCCTTTATGATTATTAGTTGAATTTGCTGCTAATAAATTAGCTTGAATTATATCATTTACATGAATAAAATCTCTTTTTTGTTTACCATCATTAACTATATTAAAGGGTTGTTTATTATATTGTTCTTTAAAAACAGATAAAACACTTTTATATGCTCCTTCTTTTGGCATTCTATTCCCATATACATTAAAATATCTTAATGATACAGTATCTAAATTATATATATCTGAGTATAGTTTACAATATTGTTCACCAATTAATTTATGTAAAGCATAAGGGCTTAAAGGATTAATAGGGTGATTTTCATCTATAGGTGTATATTTTGGATTACCATACACTGCTGAACTACTACTAAAAACAAATCTTTTAGCCCCTATTAATTTACTAACCTCTAACATATTAATTAATGAATGGAGATTATTATTATCTAATGGATTTTCTATTGAATATTGTACTTGAGGAGTTGCTGCTAAGTGAAATACTGTGTCTACATCTTCAAATAGATACTTAAAAGTATCCATAGGCATTTTTGATATATTACATTCATAAAATACAGCTCTAGGATTAATATTTTCTATTTTACCTGTAGATAGATTATCTAAAACTATTACTTCTATTTCTTGTTTGATTAATTCATCTACTAAATTTGATCCTATAAAACCTGCTCCCCCAGTTACTATTACTTTTTGCATATTATTAAATCTTTTTCGTATGTGTTTAATTGAAATATTTCTATTTTTAAATTTTCTAATTCAAACTCTCCTATTTCACCACTCATAGCTAATATTTCAGGTAATTGAACTATATTATTAAAATCTTGTTCTGTAAATTTATTGCCATCTATTGTAACTATTATCTCATTTTGTTTTTCATTATCAATAGGTTTTACTCTATCATATAAATCCATAGTAGTGTTTACTTTTTCTGTTTCAACATAACTTTTAATTATATCTGGTTTTATATATACTGTATTACACCAAGGTTCTAATCCTGCTAATAAATTTGAATTGCCATTTTTTATTATAAGTCCTATATCATATTTATGAGGTATAATAGGTTTCATTAATGAATCATGTTTAACAAAATGACCCCATTTACGAATAAAATTACGTGTTGATCTCATATTTTGAGCTAACCATTCAGGTGAATCTTCATATATATTTTTTGCTTTATCAACTGTGTTTCTTCTACTACCTCTACAAGTCATATGATAAACACAACCACCCCATGTTTGTTTAAATTTAATTCCATTTAATTGAAAACGATTAAATATGTCACTGTCTTCTTTAGATTGTGGTGCGTATAAAGGATCATGTCCTCCTATTTCTTGAAAGTCTTTTTTATAAAATGCCCAAGGTGCAAATATACCTTCAGTTATTTTAGTTAGTTGATGTAATTGAACGTCTTTAAACCATGTTAATAATTCTTCTTCTTTAAATTCTTCAGGCTCAACACCAAAGTCCATTAACATTTTTTCTGGTCCGTCTGGGTGTAATGGTGGTTCAATTCTAGTTAAACTAACAATTGTTTTATTTTCTAACTTGTGTTCAATTTGGTCAATTGCCCCTGGCATTAAATACATGTCTGCATGGTATATCATACAAACATCGTGTTTAGCTACTTCATTAACTAATCTATCATATAATATAGTATGACCTATACGATCTGGACCTTCATTTTTAATTGCATTAAAATTAGAATCTTTATCCATCATTTCTAAACACCAATCCCACGTACCATCTGTACTAGCATCGTCTGCTACACAAATCTGTACGTCATGGTCGCCTTGATTTTTTCTAATTGAATCATAAGACCATTTTAGATACTTAAGATTATTTCTTCCTGGTTGTATTAAACTTATTTTCATATTTTTTTATATATTCCTATACCACATTGTGAACCAAAAGTATTTTTATTTAAGTAATTACTACTATCAATAAAATTAGCACATTGTTTAAATTTAGTATTTAAAATTAAATTAGTTGTTACAAATTTTCTAACTCCTGGTACTGCATCATTATCTATATCATGAAATATTAATAATCCATCATTTGCCAAAAATTGATGATAATATTCAAAATCTTTTGTTACATACTCAAAATCATGATTACCATCTATTAACATTAAATTATATTTATATCCTAACCAATTTACTTTTTCTTTTATACTATCTTGCGTTGAATCACCAACAATTAATACAGTATTTTGTTTAAAAGATAAATTACCTACTAATGATTCTGCTGTATAGGGACATTCTAAATTATCTAATATTATGTTTTCTTTTATATTTAAATTATTCCATATCATAGAATTAGTTAAATTACTAGCTGTTCCTATTTCTAGATATTGTACACCTTTATCTTTAAAATAATCTTCTAAATAACATAATGTAGCTGCAAATTCATTAGGTGATTGCATTAAGTAATTTCTTTTTCCTTCATATAATTTTAACCCACCATATGATACGGGGGCATTTGCCCTTATAACATCATAATGATGTTGAAATCTTTTGTTGTCTCTATAATTTTTAATCTCTATCATAAAACTGTATTGTTTTAAATTTTTCAACGTATTTAATTCCTTTTTTATAACTTTGAAAGTTTGAATGAAATGATTTTAATAAATCTTCTTGAAAATACCATCTATCTTTTTGTGATTTAAATAACATAAGTTGTTTTTGTTTTTCATTAAAAAATTCTGTTATATTAGTAAATGTATTAGGTGACCATGAGTCTAAAGTGCTTGGTGTTCTATATTCTAATATAGAAATACCCTTTATTCTAGTTAGTGGAAATGCTAATTCATTAACTATTTTATGTTCAAAATGAGAATCTTCTTTTGTGGGTACAAATAAACAATCATATTCTTCTTTATTTGTAAATAATGTTTCTATAAAATTAACCCAAGCGTCATGATTTAATTCTTTAAGTAATTTAAGTTTAGTAAAATGTAAAGCAACATTTAGTTGATCGCCCCATGCATCTTGTACTTCTTGTAATCTATTTTGACCTGTAGTATCATCAAAATCACCACCTGAAGATAAACATAATATATCAAAATGAGTATCATTATATTTTAATATGGTACCCATCATACCAAATTCAACATCATCTGGGTGAGGAGATAAACATAATACTTTATTAAAACCTAAAAATTTCATGATAATTCAGCTTTAACAGATTCTATAACATAATCTAACTGTTTATCTGTAATATCTACAAATATAGGTAGACATATTTCTCTTGTTAGGTTTTTTTCTGATTTTGGTAAATCACCTTCTTTATAACCATAATTTTCTTTATAATATGGTTGTAAATGAACAGGCGGATAATACACAGTACCTGTATCTATGTTATATTTTTCTTTTAATATTGTTTGAAATTCTTTAGCTGTGTATTTTTTTAGTAAAATAGGATATTTCCAGTAACCATGGGTTATATATCCTGGTACATCAATTAATTCTATTTCATCCATGTTTTGAAACGCATTTTTATATTTATTTGCTATTTCATTTCTACGTTCAATAAATGAATCTAACCTTTTTAATTGAGATAATCCTAATATAACACTAAGTGTAGGCATTCTCCAATTATAACCCATTTCAGTCATTAGGCCATTTTTTTGACCATGATGTCTAACTTGTTTTACATAATCAGCTATTTCTTTATTATTTGTTGTTACCATTCCTCCTTCTCCTGTAGTTATTAATTTTGTAGGAAAGAATGAAAAACTACCTACGTCCCCAATAGATCCTGCTTTGTAACCTTTTATACTAGCACCATGAGCGTGTGCAGCGTCTTCTAATAAAAATAAACCTTTTTCTTCACAGAATTTTTTAAGTTCAAACATGTAAGGAGGTACATAACCACAAGAAGCTACTATAATAACACCTGCTGTAT